TACTGAAATAATTGGAAATGCTTTACATTTTGTTGGATCGAAAAAAGACGAAAAACCGGAAAATAATGAAGGCAAGTTCCAAAAGAATGGTAAAATAACAACGGGATCAATGTCAGATATTTCAGAACTACCCGGTAATATTAATGATGGATCAGTCCCTGATGATTCAAATATGCCGTTCTGATGAAATTACTTTTAAGAAATACCATATCAGGGTTAGTACCTCTTTATCCGAGCGACATGAATGAAAAGCGAAAGCTGAAACTTGGGAATGATTATATAGTAGAGGTAACCAATCCCAGGAATGTAGGTTTTCATCGCAAATTCTTTGCGCTTCTGAATGCCGGACACGAGAATACTAACCTTGACATGCCTTTCGATACATATCGGAAATATATCCTGATGAAAGCAGGTTACTTTAAAACATACAACACTCCTAAAGGGGTGTTTTATGATGCTGAAAGTATTTCATTTGCTAATATGTCGCAGGATAAGTTTGAAGAGGTTTATAGCCGTGTACTGGATAAAATCATTGCAGACCTCGGATGTACAAATGAGGAAATCGAAAGACAACTTATAAATTTTATGTGATGAACAGATGCAGAAACATGTGAAGATATATCTTAGATACTTTGATTATGGTGAGCAAGATGCCATTCCTTGCGAAGCATGTCAGGGGCTCGCCGTTGAAGTTCATCACATACAGGGGAGAGGCAAAGGAAAGGATGTAATAAGTAATCTCATGGCCTTGTGCCGTGCGTGTCATGAGCGGGCGCATGGTTCAATTCATCCCGTGAGCAAAGAAGAGTTCCTATTGATTCACAATTACTTTTTAATGGGTAAAAGGAAACAATTTCTTAAACGATGATTTTTATCATGAAATATGTGATTATTTGATTTTAAATTGCAGAAAAATAAACTATGGAATATACTGAATTTTTAGAAACCAAACGAAAGCATGTAATTGAATCTGGGTTTGAGGTTGAAAAACTAAATAACCATTTATTTGATTTTCAGAACTATATTGTGCATAGAGCTTTAAGAGCCGGTAAGTATGCGATATTTGCTGATACAGGACTTGGCAAAACAATCATGCAGCTTGAATGGGCGCACCAGGTAGTATTACATACAAAGATGCCTGTAATTATATTGGCTCCTCTGGCTGTTAATGTTCAGACTATTGAAGAGGGCCGTAAATTTGGCATTAAGGTATGGAAATATAGCGATGCTTTAAAAGATGATGCCTTTGATCATTTTCTTCCCCGGATATTTATATCTAATTATGAACAATTAGATAATATAAATTGTAACGTATTCGCCGGAATTGTTTTGGATGAATGTTTTTGTCCAGATACAAAAATACAGGTATGGAGAAAAAATAAATTGCATGAAGTCAATATTAAAGATTGTTTAATTGGAGATAATGTTTTAAATTGCACTGGAATTGATACGATAACCGCTATCAAAACAAAGAAAATAAACTATGCAATTAAAATTAAATTCAATGGGAAATCAATCATCTCAAGCCCAAGACATCCATATTTCACTCAAAGAGGATGGGTTGCGGCAAAAGAAATACGCAGGGGCGACACTATCTGTTCCACTGATAAAGCAATGCGAATTTTGCGCAAAGAAATTTCAAATAACGAAAACTTCTCAAAAGAAGATAAGATTTTGCGGGACATCCTGCTCAGCGAAATGGAGAATGAGGCAACCAATATATTTATCAAAAGTGCACAATCCAATAGTGGCAGCAAAAAGGGGAAAGAGCATATCGGAATGGTACAAAACCCCAATGGCTCAAAAGGCATTAAAACGAATATCGGAACTAAAACCAATGCAAAATCAAGAAACAAGGATGAAAGTTTCAGCTACATTGAAAGCGATGAAACACAAACCTTCAATGCGTGGGGGGAATGGTCAAGGAATGACATTGCCGCAGCAACTAATGAAGGGTGTATTGTGCGGAAATTGGGAAGCGGAATTAGCCATATCTTTGGGCAAACTACAAAAGGGATACCCGACAAACTACAAAGTAGATTTAGGGAGCTTAGGGATGAAAATTGCAATAGAAGTGGATGGAGCATCCCATCATTCAAGGAAGAGACAGGACGAGAAGAAAGATGCGATGTTGAATTTTTTAGGGTGGAAAGTTTTGAGGTTTTGGAACAAGGACATCATGAATTGGATAAATACAGGGATGAAAAAGGAACACTTTATTTCTACGACCTTGAAATTAAACAACATCCAAGTTTTACGATAAACGGAGGATTGGTACACAATAGTTCAATTCTTAAAAACTTTGACGGTAAATATCGTAATCAGATTATTGATTCATTTGCAAAGACTCCTTATAAATTAGCTTGTACCGCAACTCCATCTCCAAATGATCCTATGGAATTAGGTAACCATGCTCAGTTTTTAGATGTTATGAGCTATAATGAGATGCTTGCAATGTATTTCATTCATGACTCATCAGATACAGGGTTATGGAGATTAAAGGGTCATGCAATTGAATTATTTTACGAATTTGTCAGTACGTGGTCAATAATGATGAATAAGCCTGGAGATATTGGATTTTCAAATGAAGGATATGATTTACCTTCGCTCAATATTAAACAGGTCACAATTGAGACTGATGTCCCGACCGGTATGTTATTTGGGGGACTAGCAGTTAATGCAACTGAATTTAACAGGACACTTCGAGAAACAGAAACATTGAGATTAATAGAAGTTGTTAAGATAGTTAAATCAATCGGATCAGAGCAAATAATTATTTGGTGCAAACAGAATGAAGAAGCAAAAAACCTTAATCGGATATTAACAGAGAATAGTTTTGATTGTCGAAATGTTCAGGGATCAGATTCACCTCAGAAAAAAGAAAAGGATCTGATAGAATTTGCTCATAGAAGATATCAGATAATGATTACCAAAACGCAAATAGCTTCATTCGGTATGAACTTTCAAAATTGCCATTATCAAATATTTGCTTCACTTGATTTTAGTTTTGAGTCTGTTTATCAGGCAATGCGCCGGAGCTGGAGGTTTGGCCAAACAAAAGAAGTAAATATATGGATGGTAACAACTGACAGGATGATTAATGTTTCACAAATTATTAATGAGAAAGAAAAACAATTTAAAACCATGCAAACAGAAATAACCAAAGCAGTAAACAAAAACATCAGAGGCGAATTAACAAGATTTGCAGATGCTTCAGAAGATGTTAAAACAGATGAATACTGGGTAATGCGAGGCGATTGTGTGAATAGAATAAAAGAAGTCCCGGATGATTCAGTTGACTTAATGGTATTTTCGCCTCCTTTTGCTGACCTATATACTTATTCAAATTATATTGAGGATATGGGTAACGTTACAGATTATGATGAGTTTGTTATTCATTTTGGGTTCCTGGTAAAAGAACTAAAAAGAACATTAAAACCGGGAAGACTTTGCGCTGTTCATTGCATGGATTTACCTACTCAGTTAGGTAAAGACGGATATATGGGTATTCGCCGGTTCAGTGCTAAAATTGCTGATATATTTGAATCTGAAGATATGTTTTTGCATTCAGAATTTACAATATGGAAAGATCCGCTTCTGGCAGCTGTGAGGACCAAGGCACTGGGATTAGCTCATAAACAAGTCACAAAAGATATGAGCAGGATTCGTATGGGGCTTGCTGATAAAGTAATGGTATTCAAAAAGAGGGGAGAAAATCAGAAAGCTATCCAAATGAGGGATAAGAGGTTCACATATTATATACCAATGCACGAGCATGATAAATTTCCTCGTTCCGCAGAAGGATTTAATGAATTTTGGGGATATGATCCTGAATCCGGTTATGATCGAATTACTCAATATTCGCATCAGGTATGGCAAAGGTATGCTTCGCCTGTATGGATGGATATTGATGTTACTAACGTGCTTCAATACACAACTGCCAGGGATAATAATGATGAAAAACATATATGTCCTTTGCAGCTTGATGTTATCGAAAGAGTCATTTTGCTTTATTCAAACGAAGGAGAAACTGTTTTAAGTCCTTTTGGCGGTATTGGATCAGAGGGATTCCAGGCATTGAAAATGAACCGTAAATCAATAAGTATTGAGCTAAAAAAATCATACTTTGATATTAATGTCAAGAATCATCGCAATGCAGTTGAACAAAAAACACAGTTAATAATGTTTGAATAAAATTTGTTT